TCTTGGCGCTTTCTTCTTTACGGTTGATCCCTTGGATGTAATCCGCAGCTCGCTGAGCTTTACCGCTGGCGCTGATGATCAGTGATGGATCATTCTTTAAAGCTTTCAACCATCCGGCGAGGTACGATGCCGAATTCTGCATGTCGTAATTAATACCGTTAGAGCTGAGGAGAATCTGCGCTCCGATATCTGCGACGAGCTCTTCTCGTGCGTAGTTAGCATCGCCAAATCGTGCCGGCTTATCATCTTCGCTAAACCGGTCTAAGCGTGATTGGTGCCCGGTTGAATGAATCATCTCATGGCATAGAGTGTAAGCGTGACTCTCTGCATCATCGAATGCGGCCAATGGTGGCAAGGTGATCGAATCGGTTAGCGTGTTATAAAACGCGGCGCCTTGTTCCTTATAGTAAATCTCCGGCTTGTTAGCGTACCCGGACACGATGGAATTTAAAGCTGGCAAGGTGTCGACCGGCTCGCGCTTGATGTCATAAATGGCCGGGATGGTAATCCCGTCGCATTGCTCAACGTTGAACACGCTATAGAATTTCATAAATGCACCCTTAGAGACCGGCTTGCCATCCTCGCCGGGCTTGATGATGCGTGACCAATACACGACGGGCAGACTCTTCTCACCCTTGCGGACGTTACCGCCTAGGGCTTGCGCTTGCTTATAGGTAACCCATAGTGAGCGCTTATATTGTGCGCCACATATTGCTAGCACTAGGGCATTGATACCCGAATATTCTTTATTGCTGGTTAAGCTCATTGGCATATAGCCGCTTGAATTCCATGGTTTATGCCATGGCGCGATACCATTCTCCAATTGTTCAATTACTAGGGCGTTAATTCGCTCCACTAGTTCCTTGTTCATGTTATCCCCTATCATAGGTGCGCCTTGTTGCGCTAGGTAGAAAATTACCGCATATGAAGATATTCACCAACACGACACGCCGCGCATATATAACGATTTGATAACAATCTCTCTCACAACAACTCCCTTACGAAGTAAGTCAGAGACAGGGTGGGCGGGTCTCAACACAAACATTTTGGCAAGCGAAACGCCCGCCCCCGGGGAAGTGGGAGCGGGCGCTGATCTGCTTACTTATCTAAATCTTCTAGATAAGCCACCGCGTCGTATATCGCGTCGGTATCTGACACCTCGGGCAATAGTCGCCATAAAGCATTTGCTATCGCTTGCGCTGATTCATACTTTGCCATTTTTCGTTTCCCCATTTCTACTTCGTAGTCCTCGCATTGAGAACATGTCCTTGAATTGTAATCCCGTTCATCATATTCATTGTCGCACCTATCGCATTTGACCCATATTGAGTCATCATAGAAGGCGGGGTCTGCCATTGGTGGATAACTCATTTCATCAACCCCTCATCTATGAAATCGCCACATGGATATTCAATGGCTACTGGTGGAAGGTAAGTAGTCCAACGCTCACCCTCTGCGGTATTCAATCTCACTCTAAATGACCCTGTGCGATTTGGAACAATTTCCATAATCTGACCAACAACGCCACTCTTTTGAGTTGTGTATGTCTGACCTATTTCTAACACTTGCTTCCCCTATCTACCAAACCAATTTGATTTGATGAGTTAATAATAATCATGACCTCTGACAATACTCAAAACGACACGCCGTAGTTATATAACAATTTGATAACGAAGTTATCCACAACTCTCTTATATATATATTCCCTTGAAAAGAATGGGGAGGGCGGGCCAACACAAACATTCGCGGCGAGCAATGCGAAACCCCCGGCTCATCACCGGGGGCTCGCTCTTAGTTAGGGGACTAAGCCTTGACTGTCTCCAGATATCTGGAGATCTCGTAGAAAGCTCTGGCACATCTGTGGCAGAACTTCTCTGTCACTCCGATTCCATACATAAGGGCGTCTGTCCCTGAGTAGACAACCTCATCGCTTTCGCAGATTAAGCATTTCACTTGACTGCCTCCAATGCTAGATACTCAACGCAGATGCGGATTGCATCATCTGGTCCTGTGCAGTTGTTAATCTCTGACTCAAATCGAGCCGTGGTCTCTGAGTCGTTGCGGAACTTCTCATAAACCTTTGCCATAAATAATCTTGGATCCATCTTTATTCCCTTTCCCACTTGATTAAATCACATGAACGACCATCGGGTGTCTGTTGGCAATTGCCATAGACTGGATTGTAGAAGGCGTGGAGATACATAACTCCGAGGAGTAGGAGCGCCCCGAGGAGCGCCCCTACCTTTTCGACGATGTTAAGCACTGACTGATTCCTTGTAGTTGGCTACGCGGTCGTAGTCAGCCATGAGGTTTTTAGCCATGCGGGTGAGCCACTTGGTCTTGGACTCGGTGTTGCCGTTGGTGTGGAGACCGATACGGCGCTTGATGTCTGCGACTGTGTAGAAGTAGTCGTTTCCATCGACGTAGACGAAGGAGCCGATAGCACCCTCGAGGATTTTAATACGAGCGTAGAACTCGTTGGCATTGGTGTCGGTAATCTGATTCATACCGATTGACATAGTTGCGAAGATAAGTGCCTCGGTCTTAGACCACTCGGCGCCTTCCTTCAATTCAGACCAGTTATTAACACTGGTCATATCCCACGTAAGTGGCATTTTTATCCCCTAACGGATAGTGCCAGCGGTGTTGCTGACAGGAGTAATAAAATCATAGTTCGTAAGCGTGGTCAATGCGACACGCCGTGCGCTTCATAACAATTTGATAACGAAACCCCCCCTAGGGGTTAAATGTCGACAATTTCAAGAAAGCCACCAGGGAACCCGAACAGGTGATGCTGAATTTGCCGGGCAGTAGCCTAGAATGATCCTATGTGTAAGAACTGCGGAGACTGTACAGCTGAACACGGCGGTAGGACAATTGATGATGCCGTTGATGAAATTTTAGATTCGCCAGTTTAGGCAGTAGCCGGAAGCTGCGGTAGCCATACTACCTCCATGAGATACACAGTATGGCTATGGGATCAGATGGATGAAGATAGCCCAATAGGCCGGTTTGCCAAGATCTGCTACGACGACGTCAACAATGGCTGCGCTAATCCAAAGTTTTCAGCTGGTGAGTGGATCTCACATTTTGAACAAGTTCATCGCGATAACAAAGAGGAGCTTATTTCAAGGTTCTTTACAACATTCACTGTGTATAACAAGTCTAACAAGGCTGAATGAGAGACAATTGAATATGCCTAATAACAAACGCGGAGTTAGTGATCGGTCCGGAGATAAAAAGCGTGTTATCGATCTAGAAACATTTCGTAAGACAAAAGAAATTACCGGTAAAGGTATCATTGTCTCAGCTAGAAAAGATTCTCCCGAACTAACTAAGCATGAAGATGAAGCTATGGCACTTGGTAACGAAGGACGTAAAGGTCCTAAGTTAATTGCCGGTCCTGGTTGGATGGGAGAAAACGATGCCAAAAAGTGAAGCATGGACACGCAAAGAAGGACAGAACCCTGAAGGCGGATTGAATGCTAAAGGTCGTGCATCGTTAAAAGCTAAGGGACAAAATATCAAGCCACCTGTTTCTAAAGAACAAGCTAAGAAGTCTCCTAAGTCTGCTGCACGTCGTAAGAGTTATTGTGCACGATCAGCTGGACAAGCAAAGATGTTTCCTAAAGCTGCAAAAGATCCAGATAGCAGATTGAACAAAGCTCGTAGGAAGTGGGACTGCTAGTGCTATGTGAGCATGTTCTTACAAATATTGGCAAAGAGATTTGTCCAGATTGTGGGAATGCTACACATGAAGTTGATTGGCAGCTTCAAGCAGAACTTTTAAAAGAATGGAAGGCAGCAAACCCAGATGCTAAGTACAACGGATGGTGGTCAATTTAATGTCTAAGACAATTAAAGTACAAGGTATCAAGCACACCGTTAAGAAGAACAAAAAAGGTGATGTAGTTGTTGACCACGAAGCCAAGGCAAAAGCCGGCAAGTACGATAAAATTAATTTAACAAAAAAGGGCGGCTCTAAGACTGTTAAGCAGGGTGTTAAAGCTGTACGTAAATGGCATAAGGAGAACCCACACTAATGGCTAAAGACAAGATCACTAAGGTGACAACTCCAAAGGCACCTAAGAACAAGACTACTCGTGTAGACAACACTGAGTGGAAGGCGTCCTCCCCACTCTCTGGTTCAGGTCAATCTTGGTCTGAATGGGGCAAGAGCAATCCCAACCGAGAAGCAAACGCACAGTCCCGCAAGGCCGAGTTCCAAAAAGAACCTACAACCGCAACTAAAGCTAATACTCCACAGCGTGATGAGATGGTTGCTAAGTGGAAAGCTGCACGTCCTGTTACCGGCAAAGGTGGAGCTAAGTCTGACGCAGATAAAGAAAAGAAGCGTCAAGACATGATCTCTTGGGCTAAGTGGAATCCAAACAAGGGCACAAATGCTAACCGCGCTATCCGCGAAGAGAAAGCAAAGAAAGCTCCTACACCTCCACGTGCACCAAAAGCTAAGAAAGCTGCCGCACCAAAGCGTGGTAAGAAGAAGTGAAAGATCAAGCTTGGGGAGATAGCAAGCAGACCCGTGCAGGATTAGGTGGAGTTACACCAAAAAATTCTCTGAAGGCTCCGCGTAGCAGAGTCAATGAATTCAGATACGTGCACACTGGGCAGTTTGACGGTCCGAAACCAACCTATGGAAGATACAATGTTTCCGAACAATCAGCTGATATTGTCAACAGACAAAAGCGCAATATGGATATGAGGTAGCCATGCCAGCACCATTAGTACCAATAGCAATTGCCGCTGGTGGAGCTATTGCACGTGCTGTTGCAGGCGCCGCCGCTAAAGAAGTTGTTAAGAAAGCAGCACCCGTTGTTGCTAAACAAGTTGTAACTAAAGCAGCACCGAAAGCAGCTGACACTGCTGCAAAAGTACTTCCACGTACTACTGAATTTACAGTTGGTAAATCATCTGCATGGGATGATGCGTTTAATGCAGTTAAAACTGCACCTAAGACCGCACCTAAAACTGCACCTGCAACACCTAAAGTTGATCCATTAAAGCCAGGAACACCTGCACCTAAAATTGAACCATGGCAAAAGCCTGGTCCACAATTTCCAACTATTACTCTTCCTAAGACTGCACCTAAGACTGCGCCAGCTCCTGCTCCTAAACCAGCACCTGCGCCAAAGCCAACAACACCTGCGCCAAAGATCACACCAAAGCCAGCGCCTGCACCAAAGCCTTACACAGCACCACGTCCATCAACTCCTGCAACAAAGCCAGGAGATCTTCCAGGTGCACCAGGTTATCCAAAGGTAGCTCCTAAGACTCCTGTTAAACCAACTCCAGCTAAGCCTGCACCTAAGACGCCAACTAAGCCTGCGCCAAAGATTGAACCAAAGACTCCACCAAAGATTGAACCTAAAACTCCTACTAAGCCAGGAACTAAACCAACTGTTCCAGGTAAAGAACCATTCTTTGATCCAAAACCAGGTATTAAGCCAGGAATTAAACCAACTACAAAACCAGAAACAAAGCCAAGCACTAAGCCAGAAACAAAGCCAGAAACAAAACCAGAAACAAAACCTTCTACAAAACCAGGTAAGAAGCCAGGAACAAAGCGTCCTATTCGAACTGCGCCTGGATTACCGGGAACAGGTAAGCCTGGCACAACTAAGCCTGGAACAGATAAGCCTAAAACAGATCGTCCTAAGAGAGATAGAACTAAGCGTGAGGCTCGTAAACCAGATATAAAGATTCCTCCAGTTCTATTTCCAGAGCTAGGTCCTGTTGATGCACCAGTTGCTCAACCAGAGCCTCAGCTACAGCCAGTTCCATTTATCCCACCTATGCTTCCTGATGTAAAGAAGAAGACTGCCGCAGCTTTCATCCCAAAGAAAGCTCCGGAAGGTGAACCTTGGAACGCACCAAGTAGGGTGATCTAATGGCAGAAACAAAAAAGTTTGGTCCCTACAAAGGTTCCAAAGCGAATGGAGGTCGTCCTATCTACGTCTACAAGAAAAAGGTAGACGGTAAGTGGGTCACAACATCGAAAAATAAAGCCCGTGCCGACTATGAGGGAAAAAACGGGAAGCTTCCTCGAGACACAGATGTGGATCACAAGGATAATAATCATAGTAACGATTCCTCAAAGAATCTCCGCGCCTTAAAGCACGGAAAGAACACCGCTAAAGAAAACAAGCGCCGTGCAGGCAAGAAGGAGAATGAAAAATGAGATTAACAGAAAATCAGTTTGATGGTGGCGGGGATACACTTCCAGTTACACCGCGTAAGCCTCTTGCACCATCACCTCTTGCAGCACAAGAAAGCGGAGCAATTGGCGCAGCATCTATGGCATCGCAAGCTAAAGCACAAGAACCAAAGCCTCTTGCACCATCAGCACTTGCAGCTCAGGAGAGCGGAGCAATTGGAGCAGCATCTATGGCTTCTCAGTCAGGCGCTTACAAAGAGCCTGGTAAAGGTGCAGGAATGAAAGTTGCAAAAGCAAAAGCTCCTGTTGATAAGAGCGGATATGATCGCAGCATTAAAGTCCCTCAAGCGACAGTTGATGCTGTTAAGAAAGATGGAGCAAAAACTGCTGCCAACAAAGTTGCATACGGATCTCCAGGATATGTAGGAAGCACTTTGTCTCCTAACGCTCCTGTATCAAAAGAATACAAGGAAGCTACAAAGCGTGTTTATCCAAACGCAAAAGCTACATCTCCTGCCGCAGCATCTGGTGCGACTAACCCTAAGCAAGCAGGACCTGATGAAGCAAGAGCTGCCGCAACGGCTCCTAAAGCATCAGCTCCTAAGATGTACGGTGGAGCAGCAGCAGAAAAATATAAGGCAGAAAAGAATAAAGCAGCTCTTCCTCCCATTCTACCTGGCGCACAAACCATGCCATTTAAGCCAGGATCATCATCCGGCAAAGTTGAAAAGATGCCACTTGTTCCAGGCGCAGGATCTGGCAAAGTTGAAAAGATGCCATTTAAGCCTCTTCTCCCAACACCAAAGGCATCAGCAAAAACTGGTTCAAACCCAACTAAAGTTTCACAAGCTACAGTTGATGCTGTTAAGTCTCAAGGTAAGACAAAAGCGATTGCAAACGCTAAATCAAATGTAACTAACGCTGAGTACAAAGAAGCTGTAAAGCGTATATATCAATCACCAGCAAAGCCAAAGCCAAAGGCAAAGTCTGGCGGCGGTGGTGGAAAGACTTCAAAAGCAGTACTATAAATATAATCAACTACAGAGGAGCCGGGAATGACAATAGTTCAAGAGCAGACCCCGGTGAGGGTAACTGATCACCCGGCTCTTCTAGCAGTTGATCGTTGCGATAAATGTAACGCAGCAGCCATGGTTATTGCTAATTTTGTAAATGGTGAGCTTATGTTTTGTGGACACCACGCAATTGAACAAAAAATTAACTTAATGTCAAAGTGTGTATCAATCTTTGACCCAAATAATCTTTTATTTCCTGTAAACTAGTTACAACTAGTTCGGGAGAGGAACTTAAATAATAGCTCTGCGTCTAATCGCAGTATTATCCCTCGCACTATTCCTATTCTTATTAGGTCAACAATCCGCAAACGCAGAAGAAATTGCACCTACCACGGTGGTGGTGAGCCCTACCCCCACAACTTCCAGCGATCCCGTTCCAACTGTTGTCGTGACAGCTCCTGTCCAAGAGACCTCGACTGCAACTGTTTCAACGTCGTCTCCAACACCCGAACCTTCATCTTCAACGGCTCCGTCCCCTGAATCCACCCAACAATCCATCCAGACCCAAAGCTCGCCAACATCAGAAACATCACAACCATCTTCGACACCTACAGTCACCTCCGTTCAAGAAAAAATTGAGACAGCAACTGTAACACTAAACACTGCTGTATCTGCGGCAACTCCAGAGCAAATTTCTGCTGCGGCAACTCCAGTAGCGGAAGCCACCACAGCAATTCAAACTGCTGAGTCAGCTACAGTTGTAGCCGTAGCGGCTGTTCAAGCTGTGGACTCTCAGACCGCGGTGGTTGCTACCGCAACTACAGCTGTAGATTCTGCAACAGCAGTAGTGGCTACAGCTACAACAGCGGTTGAATCTCAAACTGCGGTAGTGGCTACTGCAACAACTAATCTTACAAACGCTCAAAATACTTTGACCCAGCTTCAAAACACCCCATCAGATAGCAAAACTTATACAACTTCTGGTTATGTAGCCCCAGTAGCCCCTGAAACACCAACAGTAACAACAACAACTTTGCCACCTATGTATGATGCTGCAACTAAAATTAACACACCATTTGATATCAAAATGGGCAACACAGTGTACGAAGGTCAAGGAACAGCTAGCCAGATCTACGTTACTTCTAAAGCAACTATTACATTTGGCACTGGCGACTTTAACTGGTGGGATTTCCCAGCAGGACCTCACATATCCGTCTTTGCTTCTGATTTTATGAGTGCTGGTCCTGGAGCAAGCATCACTGTTACAACTACTGAAACTACATTAGCGGTTGATTGGGACTTGCATAAATTTGGGGACAATAACAGCCCTCTTACTAACGTTAACTGGACAATGACAGTAAACCCAACAACAGGTGAGTGGACAGGCGTTGGAACTGTTGCTGGCAATAAAACTGACTTGTATAACGGACCTCGTATTGGAGTTCGTGAAACTGCTGGTGCTCCAGTACAGCAAATGACTAATGTAACTAACGAAACTTTAACTGCTCAAATTACTGAGCAAACAGCTGTTGTAGCTGATAAGACAGAGGTTAAAACAGAAGCAGTTGCAACTTTAGCAACTCTTACAACAGCGAAGACAACAGCAGAGACAACGCTTGCAACAGCTCAGACCACACTAACAACAGAAACTCAAACATTAACTACCCTCCAAACATCGGCTACTACAGCGATCACAACTGCTAATACTTTAGCTGACACAGCAACAGCTACAGTTGCTGTTGCAGTTGCCGCTATACAATCAGTAACACCAACGCCTTCAGTAGTAGTACCACCAACGACAGAACAATCAAACCCGGGATCAAACCAATCACAAACTTCGCCGCCGGATCAAAACTCTTCCAGTGGGGGCGAACAAAATACCCAATCACCAACCACGCCGGAATCGACCACAGGTGGAACGCAAAATCCTGAATCTTCACCTACTCCTCCTTCTCCTCAACCAGAACCTACACCAACTCCAGTAGAACCTACAACTCCACCAATGGACCCGGTCCCAACAAATCCTGATCCTGCACCACAACCTGAGCCTGTTCCTGTGCCAAATCCTGTTGAACCTTCACCAGAGCCACAACCACAGCCTGAGCCTTTACCAGAGCCAACCCCAGAGCCTGAACCTGTTCCTGAGCCATCACCTTTACCTGATCCTGAGCCTTCTCAAGAAGAGCAACCTCAGCCCGAGCCTGAACCAGAGCCGCTTCCAGAGCCCGCACCTACTGAGCCCTCCACAGAAGAGCCAGAGACACCCACAGAACCCCAACCAGAGCCGGTAGAGCCCGAAGAGCAACCCGTAGAGCCCGAGGCGCCTGTTGAGGAAGTTGATACACCCGAGGAATCAACACCAGAACCAGAGTCACCAGAGCCAGAGCAAGAAAATCCGTCCACAGAACCATTAGAACCTCCTATTGAAGAACAGGAGCCTAGCACACCTGAAGAGGAAGTCGCTAGTGCCGTAGAGGATGTTTTATCTGATGGCAAACTTTCTGCTTCTGATGCTGAAGCGGTTATGGATGCTTTAAATGCAGACGGAGAAGTTACAGTTGAAGAAGTAACCGCTCTTTCTGATGCCTTAGCTGCTGACGGTAAATTGACTACCGCTGAAAAAGAATTGGTTGCAGAAGCTCTTATTGAATCAGTAGCTCCTGGAGAAACACTTACAAAAGAACAGATCCAGGACGCTGGTATTGAGTATAAAGACCTTCCAGCAGAGACTCCTGTGGAGGTTAGGCAGGATGAAAACGGTAATGAAGTTATAATTACAGCAGACGTAGCTGCGGCTCTAGTTTTACTAGAGAACCCATCAGAATTAGTTGGCGCAATATTTAGCGACCCGGGGGAAGCACTACAAGCACTTGGAAGTATCGGTGCGGATATGTCTCCTGAAGAACGTGAAGAAGCAACAGAAATGGTTGTTGCTGCTGTTGTTGCTGCTGGAGCTGCTATGAACGCAGTTGGTGCAGCAGCCAGTGCTGCTAGTACCACTACCGGAGGATCTTCTTCTGGTGGCGGGGGAGGAAGTTCTGGTGGGGGAGGAGCCCCTTCTGGAGATTCAAAGGGAGTAAGGAGAAGAAAGCCTTGAAAGTAATTAGAGACATGATTGACCAGCTATGGACACTGCTTGGCATGTTCATTGCGTGGGTAGTACTTGATGGATCTGCTAAGACCGTTGTGGGGTACGCAATTATTGGAACGTTAATTGCCTGGGCTGTTACTTATCCACTACGTAACCCAAAGGAAGAAGATTAATATGAAATCGCTTGGAAACATTTTACTTAGAATTATCGCTACCTTTGCGGCTAGCGGTCTTTCTGTTATCGGTGCTGGTGCTATTGCTGGCGTTGACACTATTACAGCAGTTACTGTAGCTGGTCTAACAGCTGTTGCAACCGTTGTTGAAAAACTAGCTCGTGGTTTTATGAACGATGGAAAGCTAGATCTTGACGAGATTAACGCTGCATTTGCTGCTGTTGATACTAAAGCAAAGAGCGAATCTGATCTAAAAGTTGAAGCTAAGCAGAACGGTACAGATATTGTAATCAGCGCTGCTGGTGCGGTTTCATACGCAGCTACAACTAAACCAGATGGACAGGTTCCAGAAGAACAACCTGTAGATCTTGAATGGGATAAAGAGGAGCAAACTAATGGCTGATCAAGGTACAGCAGCCCGTCTTATTGAGGTTGCTTCAGCAGAGCTAGGAACTATTGAAGGTCCTAAAGATAACGAAACAAAGTACGGCGCTTACACAAAGGCTAACTTTCAGCCATGGTGTGGGTCTTTTGTCAACTGGTGCGCTAACGAAGCTGGAGTAAAGGTACCTAATACCGTTTACACACCAGGTGGTGCAGCAGCATTTAAGAAAGCTGGCGCATGGATTGACGGAGACGTTGCTGATCCAGATGCTGGAGATATTGCCTATTTTGATTTCCCATCAGATGGCGTCGATAGAATTTCTCACGTAGGGATTGTTATCAAGGACAACGGAGATGGAACTGTCTGGTGTATCGAAGGAAACACTAGCCCAGATGAAAAGGGAAGCCAGCGAAATGGCGGCCAAGTTTCAAAAAAGCTTCGTGCTTATAAGAAGAATCCACGGAAGGTCCAAATCTCTATTGTTGGTTTTGGTCGTCCAAAGTTTAAAGGAGCTGCTGCGGCAGCCCCAGCCGCTCCAGTAGCTAAGTGTCCTACCTGCGGTAAGTAATGTACTACCTGACTCACATCACATTCCAGGGGGTGTTTATCGCAACTTTGCTTGCGGTGACACTCCTTGGGTGTTGGTGGGCGGATCGTGACTGACGCAGAGCGATTAAAGCGCTGGACTTGCGATATTTGCGGTCGCAGGTTTGTAGTACCTGATTTAGCAAGAATGTGCGAGCAAAAGCACTTAGACTTGGAATATGAGCCAAGCCGTAGCTAATGCCAAACAATTTGGTGCCAGCACCAAAAGTACTGGAAACATTAAAAAACTTGTTGGTAACACCGCAGCAAAGAATTTTGTTACTCCAAAAATAGCCGATAAGCACGGCAATGATGAGAAAAACCCTTACGTTAGTCCTGCAACATTAAGGGCACAAAAGAAACAATACAAAAAAAATATTGAAGATGCTAGAGCTGGCAAGTTTGACAAAGTTACAGGTACTGGAGGACCGGGACCTGAAAGAGATATTGTTTACGGAGAAGTGGTTGAGAACCCACCTCTTGGAGATAATCGTCTTCCTGGCCCAGAACCAGAAATTATTGATGCAGAGATTGTAGAACCAAAAGCTATTACGCAGGGTCCTCGAATGATTACTAGCGAAAGAGTGAATGGACCACAACCTGTTCCTATTGAACCAGGGCGTCAATGGTCAAATGGCTAAAAAGAAAAAAGCAGCATCTAAACTAAAGTACGGTTTTGAAAACGTTGCTCCAGACAGAGCTGCCGGTTTAGCTAAAGAAGCTAGTAAGACTAGAGCCGGACGTGATGGACTTACTCGTGTTCAAAACTATAAGCCAACTAGAGGGGCCGAGACTATGGCTCGTCAGTGGAACAGATGGTCTCCATGAGCAAAAAGAAAGAGTTTGAAAACGCGGTATCTAAGCCAATTGTTGTAAACGACTCTAGGTTTGGTATTAGACGTTTATTTTTAACAAAACAAGAAAGACCACGCATTGGAACATACATGAATCCAGGCAGAGGCCCAAACGGAGAATCTCAAAACTAATCGTTTAGGCGGAAAAACCCGAGCAATTACCCTACCTTAGTACTTAGCATTGAAAGGATCGCCGTGGCCACATATCCGTCCCAGATCAAGACTTTTGTTAATAAGTCTAACGTCGTAGACCTAATTGACGCATCTCACCCAAACTTACTTCAGGATGAAGTTAGTGCTATCCAAACAGTTATTGGTACTAACCCAGCCCGCTCTACTACGGTAACTTCAAGCGATACCTTTATCTCAACACAAACAGATTTTGACAATGTAAAGCTACGCCTAGCTAATATTGAAAAGGGTATTGTGGCTGACACCCACTCCCAATACATTAAAAAGACTAGCGATGGCAGTAACGTCGTTATTCCTACAAACTCTACTACTAAGGGCGTTACGATCCGCGGAGTTCAGGGTCAGACTGCAAATCTACAAGAATGGCAGCAAACAGTAGCTGTAACCAACGTAGTGGCGGCTGGTGGCGGTGTTACTTTTACCGCAAACAACAATTTTGTTATTGGACAACGAGTTACCACTACAGGTATCACACCAGGTTCGTATAACCTAACAGACCAAATAATTACTGACGCAACCCCAACTAACTTTGTAATTACTAACGGAGCTACAGGAACCTTTGTTTCTGGTGGATCTGCTACCTCTACAGTATCTTACGTAGATAGCACAGCTACTTTGGTTGGATACGCAAAGACTAGCGCGTTTACAGCTAAGGGTGATCTTGCTGTTGCAAGTGGACCTTTAACTTTAAGTAAACTTTCTGTGGGCGCAAACGGAACTTATTTAGTTGCAGACTCAACAGCGCCAAACGGAATTAAATGGTTAGAGATTACTCCTATTACTGAAACTGGTGGGGCAACTTTAAGCAACAAAGTTTTAACATCACCACAGATTAATCTTGGAATTAACCCAATTACAACAACAGCGTATGAACCAGAATTAACAGACAACGGTAAACTTACAACTCTTGCTAACGCTGCTGCCATTGGTGTTACTATCCCACTTAATGCTACAAAAGCATTTCCAATTGGAGCACAGCTTCACTTTGCACAAATTGATGACGGAACCGTGACTTTTGTACCAGCAACTAACGCTGTAATTATTGGAGCTACTCCAGGTTATAAGCTTCGTACTAAGTGGTCAACAGCAACTCTTACTAAAATTGCTACTAACACTTGGATTCTTGTCGGCGATTTGAAGATCTAACATGCCAGTCTTAGGTATTGTACACGGTACTAAGATTGGCCCAAATTCACCAACAGTAACCTCTGTAACCGACGTAGGAATAAACAGAGAATATGACAATGGTGCGGTCGATGTTGCGTTTAGCTTACCAGCTGTTAATACTGCCGTTTCTTACAAAGTAGTCTCTAGCAATGGACAAGTAGCTACTGGCAACTCATCACCTATTCGTGTTCAAAATTTACCAACAGGTATTAACACTACATTTACAGTGTTTGGAATTAATGATATTACTATTGAAGGCCCACCTTCAGCTGTTTCATCAGGTGTAACTGTCACCACTGTTCCATTTAAACCAACAATGGGAGTTGCAACTCCAGGTAATGGCCAAGCTTTTGTTGTCTTTAGTATATTAAACTCTGGTGGAAAGCCCGTTATTTCTTATGCCGTAACCGGATCCCCTGCTGGAACAGCTACAGATACCGGCTCACCAATTACAGTACCTAATTTAAATAATGATGTCCCACACGCATTTACTGTTGTTGCTATAAATGCAAACGGTCCTTCTCTACCAAGTAACCCTTCAAACCTAACTGTACCTTCTACAGGTAGCGGCGGAGTGCCTGCTGGAACTTATTACTGCTATAGCTCAGATTGTTTTACATCTGATGGTACAAATTTTGCTTATCTTCAAGCTCCAATCTTTACATCAGTATCTCCTTCTGATCAGTCTTCACTTACAAACTACTCGGGTGGTTTTGGGTTTGCTCGTGGTACTCGCGTTACTTACTGTAACACTGTGGAAAACACCGCTCGGATTGGAGCTCAACAATCTATTTGTCAAGCTAATTATGTAGAGCCGGACCCACCACCACCATGTGACCCTACCGAATACACAAGTGAATGTGGACCTTACACAGCCGGCCCTCAAGTAGATGGGTGCTCTCCAACATCAGCTAACTACGGCTACACAATTACAGAGACCGCTACAAAAACTAGAACTATCTATGATTGCAACGGTATTATTATTCAAACATCTGTTCTAACTTGTACTAGAAGCACTTTTACAACAACAGTTGTAAATGATCCGCGCTGCCCTGGATATGTAGCCCAAAGAGTTAGCTCCGGCGTAACAAGTAGTGGAAATACAAATACAGCTGTATCTTCTGGAACTACCTCTGGAACTACCTCTGGAACTACAGCTACAACAGCTTCAGGTACCCTTGTTCGAGATCCAAATGGAGCTGGTTATACGGACCCAAATACTGGGGTGACTTCAACTTGGTATTCAACAGTTGATGCTGACGGAAATACTCAACTTTATCTTCTTGAAGAAACTGCGCCTGGTGTAGTAGATCCTAATGCAACAGCAAACCAAGAGCCTATAGTTATTGAAAAAGGTGCTTTTGATTACTGGTCTGATCCAAACGCTCAATGGAATTTTAATTGGGATGGTGGTCTTGGGGGGTCTCTTAGTGATTCATTTGCTGTAAACATTGACTATGACGCATTAGCTGCCCTTAACGCATCTTATGAACAACCAACTACATCAGAGCCAACAGTTGATTATGGAACAGGCGGTTCAGTTACAGACTCTGCTGCTAGTGGTGGCGGTGGTGGAGGTGGTTGCTTTACCTACGGTACATCAATTTTAATGGCTGATGGGTCTATTAAGTTAATTCAAGATGTTAAAAAAGGCGATGTCCTAAAGTCTATGAAATTAACAGATTTCCCTCATGGCGATGACCCAAGTGCTTGGTATCCAAAATCAATGTGGAGCTCAGAGGATGAAGATGAGTTTGAGGTAGTTAGCTCTGTAGTAACTCACGTAAAACATAGCCAAACTCTAAATTACTTCATAATTAATGATAAGTACAAAGTTACTTACGAGCACTATGTCCTTATTAAGCGGGCCGGGTTATGGCAAATGGAGCGCGTAGATAACCTACTAGTTGGAGATTTATTTATAGCTCCAGACTCAACCACTATTGAAATTACCTCAATTAAGAACTTAAATGAGAAAATTTGGGTTGTAGACATAGACGTTGAAGATAATGACTTCTACTTTGCCGATGGTATACTTGTACACAACTACAAGTACTACGGAAACTTTGTTCTTTAAAATAAGGTACAGTACGCTCTATGACAGACCCTTATTCTCGCCCAGCTAGGCCCTGGGACCTATATAACAAAAACCTAGGTCGAGTGGCTGAAACAGTCGCTAAGGAGCGCCTAGAGCTTTGTAAGGCCTGTCCTAACTATATTGCCCTAACCCATCAATGCACCAAGTGCGGTTGCTTTATGGACGCTAAAACAAAGCTTCCTAATGCGGTCTGCCCTATTGGCAAGTGGGATCAAGTATTGGTTGGATATAAATGACATATGTAGCTTCCGCAGCAATGCTTGCCTTCGTCATTGACGGCGAGGTTGTTCAAGTAATGGGAACTGATGAGCGCCTAGCTGCCATCCTTCTTAGTGATCCAATCATTGTTGATGTTACTGGCGTTGACCCAGCTCTTGTTACCTCGGCCAACTTTGACGTAACGACAAACACATTTAAAGATAAAGCCTGACAACCCTTAAATACTCTTAGACAATAGTGACTGCACCCCGATCAGGTGCTTAACCACTCTAGAGAAAAGGTAAACAATGTCAAGCTACAATTCACCGCTTCCGGTGGGTTCACCAGAGGGTACAGGCGCAGCAGCTATTGCTATCGCAGAGACTCCAGGCGGAACTAACACCAACGGTAATGCAACAGATTCAGCAGGAAACGTAAAAGTAGATTTCGTATGGGGTAACTACCCTATGCAACCAAACGATGTACGTACAGAAGAAGCAGCTGGAAACTTCGGCGGAACAACAGGATCAGATGAACTTGCTTACAGAACTGCTGTAGTAACAGCTGCATCTGGAAACGGAACCACTGTTACTTACACAGCGGCTAACTCATTCCATGTTGGACAGACTGTAACAATTACAGGTCTTGCTACATCAGCTCTTAATCTTTCAAACGTGCTTATTGCTTCACTTGTAGGTACAGAAGGCGCTCGTACAGGCTTCACAGTAACTAACGCAGCTTCAGGATCTGACTCAGCTCAGACAGCTGTTGCTAAGGTAGTTGTAGGAGAGATCCCTGGCGTTGGCGCTGATGCTTCATGGTCAGCTACAACAAAGGTAGCTGGAGCTCGTCTAGATGCAGCTCTTGATAACCATGCAAATGCAGAGGCTGAATGGAACAACTATCCAGCATTTACTCCAGGAGCAGGTAACTACAAGGTTACAGCTGCTTCAGGTAACGGAACAACTGTTACATACACAGCTCAAAACAACCTTGCAGTTGGAGATGTTGTAAACATTACAGGTCTTACAGCTTCAGCTTACAACCTATCTGGAGTAACAGTTGCTACAGCTGATGCTCTTAAGTTCACAGTAACTAACGCAGCTAACGCTGGTGAAATTACCGGACAGTGGTACGGCAAGGTAGAGTCAACTACTGCTCTAACAGCAGCTGATGGCGCTGGAATTGGCTACATCGTAGTACCTTCAGTACTTGGTGAGACAACAGCAGTTGCTCTTGATGAGCTTAAGGATGCTGGCTACGAAACAGCTAATATCACTACAGCTTCAGCAGCTACAAACACTGCTACACAGCCAACACGTATTAACGTAACAAGCACTACTGAAGCTACTGTAACTATTTCTGGCGGCACAAGCACATGGGCAGTAGGTACTAAGGTAACTATCGCTTCAGGAACAGGTATCCCAGCAGCACTTGTTGGTACTTGGCGTGTAACCGGTGGTTCAGGAAGCACACTTGTAATCGCAGGTTCAGGATGGACAGTTGCAGACACAGGCGCTATCACACCTGGTACAGCACTTACTGGTACAGCTGGAACAATCAAGACACAGTCAACAGCAGCCGGTGCATCTTCAGTTGCAACAACAGCAACAATTACAATCACACCTTGGGCAGCAGCAGCATAACCTTCCCAACACAAACAAAAAGCCCCCGGCTAATAACCGGGGGCTTTTTGATTTACATCTTACGTTTTAGGGACTGTTATCTTTCTTCCAAAACTACCCCGAAGCATTTCTTGTCTTTGCCCTGGAGTAGTGCCTCCCCAAATACCATCTAGCGATCGACCTTGGCTTAGCGCATACTGCAAACACTCTGAGATTATGGAGCAACGGCTACATATATCTTTTGCTTGTTTTACAGTTGTGTGCCACTCCGAGATATAGTCTTTTGGAAAAAATATATCTGGTGAAGCTGCGGTGCACGGTTTTGGTACATCAAGGGGTAAAGCGTTTAAGGGCATGTAGTGGTCCGTTCAGTTTTTTGGAAATTGTTTTAGAAAACTCTCATATCTAGCTCCATTTGTTTGACCTGGATAGACTTTCCAGGAAGACCAGTCTTCTCCACCGTTAGTCATGTGAAAAGCTATTTCCGCATTTGTAACTGGGTCAAAGAGATCTTTATTTGTTTTGAGGTCAAATTTCTCCCGTCGGTCTTCTCCGAGACTTCCCAGCATATTAATCTGGAAAACCCCGTAGGAGTTGTCTCCTGTTGAAACATCTCCGTTGTGGGCTAAGGGGCGACCGTTAGATTCTTTCTTAGCAACCGCATAGGCGACCTTGAGAGCTTTTCCCTCAAAACCAACCGCGCTAAGCAGGTCAACTAATTCTGTATCTGACAGCTCTTTTGCTCCTCTGTATTTCTCTAGTGGGTCCACAGTGCTTACTTGTACTGTCACAGTTGATCCTTCCACCTCGTTCGCGTTAGCGAGCGCGTGTGGTAGTCCACCTATTAACAGTGCATACATCGAAAACACCGCCACTTTTTCCATCGTATCTTTTCTGATATTGAACATTTCTGCTCCTCTCAGTAATAAAAGACGCTATTGCTAGCGTCTCTCATGTTCTAGATTGCCACAGCGTTACACTCAAGGTCAAGTCCAAACAAATATATTTTTTATATTGAGACAAATTTACGCTTAGATGGTCTAATTTAAAGATATAAATCTCGTGATTTGAGACGGACAACATATTCTCATATTTTGAACTTGACATCTTCTACAGAATGAGTATATGTAAATGAGCGTATCTGATTGGGCCGCATTAACCTCTGTTGTTCTTGGAGTAGGCGGAGTAACTATCCTTGGTATCAAGTGGACAATCAAGCATTATCTAGCTGAACTTAAGCCAAATGGCGGATCAAGCATGCGTGATTCCATTAATAAAATAGCTACCGACGTAACGGAAATGCGAGTCTCTTTAGCTCGTCTAGAAGGCCGGTTTGACCAGCACGTTGACGAATCTCCTGAGTGGTAGTACTTTTATAGTACTGGGGTCTTGTACCCCACCTACAAGGAAAGAGAGAAAAATGAATATAGCTCAGCTTCAAGCTGCGTTTGGTTCGTACCTTAGAGCCTCAATTGCGGCAGTAGCAGCTCTTTACATGAGCGGTATTACTGACCCAAAGACGCTCCTTAACGCTTTTATTGCAGGTCTTATCGGACCGCTTGCTAAAGCCGTTAATCCAAAAGACACGTCAATAGGAATAAACGCGTCTAAGTAAATAAACTTACATAAAGGGAGCTGATGGGGATATCAGCTCCTTTTTTGTTGTATACTGAAGGCATGATCAAATGTGCTAACTGCTCTCTAGCGGCTGTTTATACAATAAGCGAGCCGGGAGCAAATCCTGTTGACTACTGCTCTACCTGCCTACCACGTTGGCTTCTAACAGATGCAGCTGAAGGTAAGTTTGTTCTTCGCTCTGAAGATGTAAAAAAGGACGTTGTTGAGGAAAAGCCAAAGACTATTAAAAAGAAAGCAGCGGCGCCTGTAGAGGAAACGTCTGCCGATGAGAGTAACTAGTAAACCTGCTATTCAAGTACACCCCGTTCCCCACACCGTAACGGATCCAAAAGGCCCTTTTCCTAGAGAGCTGTTTGACGAGCCAGATATTGTGGTTGATTATGAACCTCAAGATAATGAAGATGGAAGCAACTTTCCACTAGGCGCTACCTCTCAAAACAATTTTAAACCTGTAAGATATCTACGTTGTTCAGTATGCTTAGTGCGAGTCCTAGAAACAGAGACTGAAAATCACGTTTGTGAGGAATAATGGCTAGAAGAAGCAAAGCTTATATTGAAGGAATGAACCGGGTAAGCGAAGAGCTAGCCCGAGTAAAAAACAATGAATCTACTCGTGTAGCAAAGCGTGAGCTTAAAGAAAGCCAAAACGAAGTATTTGAAAACACTGAGTGGCTTGTCAGCGTACCTAAAGAGCTAAAGAACGCTGGATCAGAAGTTAAGAACGCCCCTACAACAAATCCTGAGCGCCCTAGAGCTTGGACGATTGCTTACCACCCAAATGATAAAAAGCTTGTAGTTGTGTTTAGAGACAACACTTGGTGGGAATACCGAAACGTGCCTACTCATTTGTGGGAAGGCTTAAAAGCCAGCGGATCTACCGGTAAGTATCTAAGAACCTCTGGTCTTGATCAGTGGCCGGATATGGGCCCAGCAAATATGGATGAGTTCTCATCAGGAGCAAAAGAAAAGATTAGCCAAACAGCCCTAATTAGTAGCAAACTAGGTAAGCCTCTTCCAGAGGACTTTAACATTAGACACTTCACAGCAAAGGAACTATTTAACGAAATCTTATGAAAACATACGGTCAACTATACGTCGGAAAACTTGAGTACTACCACCGCAAGCCTTTACCAATTGTTGAGATTGGATGGACCCAGGAAACGGATCACCCCTACCGTAAAGGCACTTGTTTAGTATTTAGGTTGCCTTTTACTAAGCCAGGGTTTTATATGGGTAAGTGGATCATTGGATCTGAGTTGCCATTTGAAGCAGATAATGCAATAGACTCCCGCCTATCGGATGCTATGAAGGTCCGCAATGTTTGGAAGCCGGAGGATGGCAGTTATGAAGAAGCTTTTTTCAAAGAGTAACAAAGACTGGGATAAACCATTCTCAGAAAAAGTAGCAAAACGGGTATCTCGAATCCCTACTGCTGAGCTAGAAATGTGGCTAGAGCAATCTATTTATGAGGTTGGTCGATGCCTTTCTGGTTACACAAAAAGTCGGGAAATGGTTTACCTACAAGAAGCTAGGACTGGTGCAGAAGCTTTACATGCAGTTGTAGAAGAGCTGTACAAAAGGAACGCTAAGCCGTAAGTAGATTTGTCGACTTTATGATAAACTAGGTCTTGCCTCTCTCTTCCTCTCCCCGTGTGGTGGCAGCAAAGGGCCCTGGGTTTAATAGCCCAGGCTTTTTGTTTTTAACTAGACTTAAGGTTAATATGGAAAACAACATTGTTTTAGAAGATGATGACGAAGAGTTCTTCCCGGTAGACGCGGAGGAAGAAGATCTTGCGCCCGAAGAAGAGTTTGAAGAACTTGATGAATTATCTAGGGAGTTTGTTAAAAAAATAACTGACAGAACTGTTCAGTTTATGACAGCTCTTGTTGGTCATGAGTTACACCCATACCAAATGCCGTTAGCTCGTCGCATCATTGAATCTGTAATTATTAATGACGGTGAAGAAATTACTGCGCTTGCAGCACGTCAGTCAGGTAAATCAGAAACTATTGCTAACACTGTAGCTACACTTATGGTTTTACTTCCAAGGCTTGCAAAGATGTACCCGGATCTTCTTGGTAAGTTTAAAGATGGAATTTGGATCGGTATGTTTGCTCCTGTTGAAGGTCAGGTAGAAACTTTATTTGGTCGTACAGTAAATCGCCTTACATCAGAGCGAGCTCTTGAAATTCTTGGTGATCCAGAGATTGATGATTCTCTTGGAAAAGTTCCGGGTGTAACACGGCAAATTAAACTTAAAAACTCAGGTAGCAGTCTTATGATGATGACAGCTAACCCTAGAGCTAAAATTGAATCTAAGTCTTTTCATTTAATTGTTATTGACGAGTGCCAGGAGGCGGACGACTTTGTTGTATCAAAATCTATTAGCCCTATGCTTGCTTACTACTCAGGAACTATGGTTAAGACAGGCACTCCAACTACAAGTAAAAACAATTTTTACCGTTCTATCCAATTAAACAAAAGACGGCAAACTGGCAGAACTTCACGTCAAAACCACTTTGAGTGGGATTGGCGAGACGTAGCTAAGGTAAATGTTAACTACGGCAAGTTTATTAAAAAAGAGATGCTTCGTATTGGGGAGGACTCTGATGAGTTCCAGATGTCGTACTCATGCAAATGGTTGCTGGAGCGAGGAATGTTCGTTACATCAGCTATTATGGACGAGCTCGGTGACACCTCGCAAGAAACTGTTAAAGCTTGGCACAGAACACCAGTCGTTGTGGGAATTGACCCTGCAAGAAAGCTTGACTCCACAGTAGTTACAGTTGTCTGGGTAGATTGGGATCGCCCAGATGAGTTTGGTTATTACGACCACCGCGTACTTAACTGGTTAGAGATTCAAGGCGACGACTGGGAAGATCAGTACTTCCAGATTGTTAACTTCTTAAATAACTATGACGTATTAGCTGTTGGTATTGACGCTAATGGTGTTGGAGACGCGGTAGCTCAAAGAATGAAACTTCTTCTACCAAGAGCTGAAGTTCATTCAATAGGCAGCAGCCAACCTGAGCAATCAAAGCGTTGGAAGCACCTAAAAGCTTTAATTGATCGACGTATGGTTGGGTGGCCAGCTCACGCAAAAACCCGTCGCCTTAGAACCTGGAAAAGGTTCTATCAACAAATGACAGACTTAGAAACAAAGTTCCAAGGCCCTAACTTCTTAGCTCATGCCCCAGAGGAAGCCCATGCTCATGACGATTACGCCGACTCTTTGGCTATTGCTTGCGCCCTAACCATGGATCTGACAATGCCGCAGGTAGAAGTCTCCTCATCCCCATTTTTTAGATAATTTACACTTTAGCCTGTTTATATCTCTTAAAAGTAGGACACTTTTACCGAGGTCCTCAACCGACATTTAGGAGTCATTAATGACAATTGCACCAGATCCAAAGTTCCCTGAAAAAGTAGGAGCTGTATACGACCGCAAGATGGCAGGCGCTGTCCCAGGACAACGCGGACCACTTCGTTTCGAAGAAGGCATTGCAACAGACACAGACGTACCAGCTCAGTTTACAAACGGAGCAATGCAGGGATACATGCCTGCACCAGGTCGCGCTAATCGCAATGCACCTGTTTGGCAGAAGACAGCTGAAGAAACAATGCGTGAACGCGCACACGTTGGTTCAGCTGCATGGGTAGAAGCACCACAGAACTTGACAGACTTTGCTGCTGGAGGTTTTGCTGATCACGGCGACAATCGTTTCGAAGAAGTTATTCGCAACGGCGCTCGTCAGAGTGCTATGAACCCTGCTGTAGTCCAGGACTAATTAAATAAAGTTTCTCGTCCCCCGTTTCTACGGCGAATACGTGGCGGGGGCGAGAACTTCTTTATAAGGATTAAAAATGCTGATTAGAGGTCAAGAAGTAAAAGAGGGTCCAAAGCAGTTACCTGCCAACCCTAAGCTTTACAACATGGTTAGAACCCAAGCAAAAACTCGTTTTTCAAAACAATCTCCTGCATCTGCTCACTGGATACACGCAAAGTATGTTCAGATGGGTGGAAAGTTTGTAGACTCAAAGAAAGACATTGATCCTCGATTCAGAGACTACGTAGAAGAAGAAAAAGAGAAAAAAGAAAAGGCAATGAAGAAAAAGGTTACCAAGCCAGTTGGCAAGGGAACCATTGCCGGTGAATCTTTCCGACGCCACTTTTAGCGGTTTGTCGACATTTGTGTTAGTCTATACGTATTAGAAGTAGAAGGGTGTTTTGGTGAGCGGTAGCGGTATTGATTTCTCCCCTCCCAGTTATAGGGCAGCCTCTTCTGATTTAACAATCTCCATCTCCCCGCTTGGTTTAGTAGAGCTTGCAGATGAAGAGTTTGAAGTCCATGGCCCACGTCTAAATCGTTACTCCCTTAACTGGGCAATGTATCTAGGCCATCACTATTCATATCGCCGTCAAACAGGCGAAACTCAGATGGTAATGAATTACTATCGTGCTTTTACCGACTTTGTACTTAACTTTACTTTTGGTAAAGGCGTTAATTTTAGATCCCCAAAAGAAACAGAAGCTATTGTCCCAGACCTACTAGAGCGTGTGTGGGAAGTAGATAACAACAAAGCCACAGTATTGTGGGAAATCGGACAACAAGGCGGTGTATCAGGTGATTGCTTTATTAAAGTTGCTTATGAAGAAGCGTGGACTGATCCCTCTGGCCTTATCCACCCTGGCCGTGTGCGTATTCTTCCTCTTAACTCATCTTTCGCTTTTCCAGAGTTTCATCCTCATGACCGCGAGCGCCTTATTCGTTTTAAGCTCAAGTATCGTTTCTGGGGCACTTCGCTTGAAGGAACGCGTCAAGTATTTACTTACACAGAAATCTTAACTGACGATGTTATTGAAGAGTACATCAACGACGAACTTATTGACTCTCGCCCGAACCCGCTCGGGACAATTCCTATTGTTCACATTCCAAATGTGCGTATTAGTGGCAGCCCTTGGGGTCTTTCTGATTGCAATGATATTATCAATATTAACCGCACTTACAACGAGACCGCTACGGATGTTGCTGACATTGTTAACTATCACGCAGCGCCGGTCACAATCATCATCGGTGCAAAGGCTTCTCAACTTGAGAAAGGCGCTAATAAAGTCTGGGGAGGACTACCAAAAGACGCAAAGGTAGAAAACCTAGAAGGCGGATCTCAAGGTCTTAAGGGAGCTATGGAGTTCTTGGCTTTAATCAAGAAGTCTATGCACGAAATGATTGGTGTTCCAGAGACAGCTCTTGGCCAAGCGCAGCCAATTTCAAACACATCTGGCGTGGCATTATCTATTCAGTTCCAGCCTTTGATGAACCGCTACCATCAAAAGATCATTCAATATGCTCACGGACTAGAGCGAGTAAATGAGTTAATTTTAAGAAGCCTTGCAATTAAGGAACCAGAAACTTTTGTTTGGAAAGCGGAAGTAAATACCCCTATTAAACCTGGTCAGTTAGACAAGTTAGATCCACAAGATCCTATTACGTACCAATCTTATGTTCACTTCCCACAGCCTCTCCCACTAGATAAGTTGATTGCTTTGAACGAAGTTCAATCACTTTTGTCATTGGGATTAGAGTCTAAAGAGGGAGCTTTACGCACATTAGGTGAAGAGTTCCCAGCTGAAAAGCTACAAGAAATTCGCCAAGAACTTCGTGACGATGCTGTATCTGACGGAGCATTAAAGCTACTTCAAACACAGATCGAACAAGAAATTATGCAATTAACAGGTGGAATGGCTACCCCAGAAATGGGTGGACCAGGAGTAAATGCAGGTGGTGGAGCTATGACCGCAGGTGGCGGCGGAGCTCTACAAGCTGCTGGAGTACCACCACTTATGGATGGGGCAGATATGCAAGCCCAGCAAGGTGAAGCGGCACTCCGCACATCCCTTGTAACAGAAGCTTACGGAACCGCACTACCTCGTAGACGACCTCCGGAAGAGTACGAAAAATAAACCTACTTAGGCAGACAATTTCGTACTGAATAGAGAAAATACATAGTAATAAACGTTAGGTCACATGTGCTACGCCCGTAAGGGCATTCGGAAAACGACCCCTAGGATACAGAAGGATGTAAGCATGGAAAATGCAGAAACAATGGCAGTTGCTTTTGAAGCAGAGGCCGGAACAGCTCCAGTCGTAAATGTGTCGGGCGTTGACGCGCCGACTGTTACTACTACAGAAAAGGTAAATAATCAGAAGTTTTATACTGATGAAGATTTAGCCAAAGTACGTTCTCAAGAAAAAGAAAAGCTCTACCCTCAGATCGAAAGTTTGAAGGAAGAACTTCTCTCAATCAAGAAGGAAAAAGAAGAAGAAGCAACTCGTAGAGCAGCAGAAGCGGAAGCAGAAGCTGCACGAATTCGAGAAGAAGCATTAGCAGAGCTTGATTCCAAGTCCTATGCGGATGCTCGACTTTCAGAGTTGCAGGAGCAGTTGGAGCGTGAGCGTGTCGAACGCGAACGAGCCTTCGCTCTACTGGAGCGGGAAAAGACTTTTGCAGACCTTCAGGCTTACCGACAAGAAGTTCTCAACCAAGAGCGCGATAACATTATTCCGGAACTAGTAGATCTCATTCAGGGTAATTCCCGTGAAGAGCTTCAGGCTAGTGTGGAAAATCTTAAAGAGCGCTCAGCAAGAATTCTTGAATCAGCGCAATCTGCAATGCAGAACGCTAGAAAAGAAATGAAGGGAACGAGTATCACTACTCCTCCCAATGGGCCACTGGAAACCAATTCGGAACAACGTAACTTTACGCCGCAAGAAATTGCAGCAATGCCGATGAACGAATACTCAAAATACCGTAGTCGACTCTTGAGCGAACGAGCTCAAGGAAAGACTCAAGGGCTTTTAGGCTAAACCAAAACTCAAACTCAAACCCAACAAGGAGTCAATTTAAATGGCATCAGGTATTACAGGTACCGGCAATTTAGCCGCAGCACCTACAGCGTACTCAGGTACAAATACCCAGCTGACTCAAGCGATCCAGACAATTTGGTCAAAGGAAATTCTTTTCCAGGCCATGCCAATCTTGCGCTTTGAGCAGTTCGCGGTAAAGAAGACTGAACTAGGTGTTGCACCTGGTCTTCAGATCAACTTCATGCGTTACAACAACCTCGGCTTTGCAACTTCACTAGTTGAAGGTGTTCGCATGCAGACTAACGCACTTACAGCACAGCAATTCTCAATCACAGTATCTGAGCATGGATATGCTCTTGCTGTATCAGAGCTTTTGCTTAACGCTTCATTCGATGACGTAATGGCTTCAGCCTCACGTCTTCTAGGTCGTAACATGGCTATCTATCTAGATCAGCTTTCACGCGACACACTTTATGCAGCTACATCAACAATCTACGGTGAAGATCGCTCAAACCTCTCAGCAGTTAACAACTGGTATGCAGATGGTACAAAGGGAACAAGCCGCGCTTCCATGACAGGTGCATTTAACTTGACACCTAAGACAGTCAAGGACGCAGTTGAGACACTTGCAACCAAGAACATCCCTCGCCTCGGTGAGACATATGTTGCTTTCATTCACCCACACCAAAGCCGCAAGCTTCGTGACAATCCAGAATTCATTGAAGTCACAAAGTACGCAGCTCCAGGTAACTTCATGCTTGGTGAGATCGGCCGTCTATACGACACAGTATTCATTGAGACCACACAGGTTCTCAAGGTTGCTGGTGGTGCTGGTTCTGGTTACTCAGCTGATACTACAGTTGCTAACCCAGTTGTAACTCCTGGTGGAGGTTACACAACCCCAGCAACAAAGACCGGTAACGGTGCTTCAGATCGTTATGCAGCTATCTTCATTGGAGATAACGCATTCGGTCACGCAATCTCTCTTCCAGTAGAACTCCGCGATGGCGGTATTCTTGACTTCGGTCGTGAGCATGCACTTGCTTGGTACTCAATCTTCGGTCTTGGTCTAATCACAGATCAGTCTGTTGTTATTGCAGAAACCAACTAATACAACTAAATAGCTTAAATGTTAGGCGGGGGTGTAAAAGCCCCCGCCCAACACAAACACTCAGACATTAAACCGGAGGATACAAATGGCAAGTAAAGTCAAACCGACCGATGTTACAGGTCGCGCCCGTGAAGCCCAGCTCGAGGAAAACGCTCAAGTACTTCAAGAAAAAGCTGCAACTATGTCTATGGCGTCAGCCACAGCACAGATCAAGCTTGAGACAGAAGTTATTGATGCAACAGTCCCAGATCGTCAAACAGTAATTGTTGACTCACCAATTGAAGTTGGTGGATCCGATGCAACTGTGGTCATTCGAGTTGTTGAAGATATTGAAAACATGACCCTTGGTGCAGGAAACAACTACAGCTTTAAAGCTGGACAGAAGTACTCAGTTACTCAACAGGTTGCTACTCACTTGCGAGAAAAGGGTTATCTAGCAGGCGTTATCTAAGATTTAACTAGGCGGGGCGGCGGGCATATGTGCCCGCTTCTTCGTTTGTAAAGATTTTTCGTAGATACTCGCTACCATTAGATAAATACCGTGAATAGGGGTTGTGAGTGGCCAGAGTCTCCCAGATTGTCGATAGAGTTCGCCTAGAACTCGGCGACATGCCTAAAAAATTCACATATACCTCCCCAGGTGACGGAACCAGCAAAGTATTTGATACAAAAATTAAACCGCTTGAGCCATCCTCTCTTGTTGTTGAGGTAAGAAGCCCTCAAGGAACGGTTCCAATCCCAGCTCCAGCCGGATACACGGTTGAAAAAGACTTGGGTATATTTCATTTTTATACACCTCCAGCAGCTAACGCTACTGTGACAATCACAGGTGTTTCTTATCGCTACTTTAGCGACTCAGATTTAGAGCGTTTTGTTGACACAGCTGTTGAGCAGCATACATACCAACGCGCTGACAAGTTTGGACGCCGTCTTACAATTGGTAACCTTGAAAGCGTTGAAGAGTACCCAATTGCTATCTTGGCTGCTATTGAAGCGCTCTGGTGCCTTGCTACAGACTCAGCTTTTGATATTGATATTCAAGCTCCAGACGGAGTTATGATTCCACGATCTGAGCGTTATCGTCAGCTTACAGGCATGATTCAACAGCGTATGGAACAATATAAGCAATTATCTTCTGCGCTTAACATCGGCCTCTGGCGTCTTGAGATTGGCGCACTACGCCGCGTCTCACGGCGTACAAACAGATTGGTCCCTATTTACATGGCTCAGGAAGTTGAAGACGCGAGATATCCGGAGCGGGTATACATTGAAAACAACCTTAAAGGGTTTGATCCTGTTCCTACAACAGCGGCTATTTACGATCTTCTTATTTATCAAGGTGATTCATTTAGCATTGAGCTTGACTTCCCAACAGATACAACAAACCTTGTCTTTAAGGCTCAAATTAGAATCTATGCAAGGGCGCCAATCATTATTGCAGATATGACTGTAACAGTTGTTAATAATGCAACTGGGCGCATCCGTTTATCTCTGCCAAAGAGTGTTACTAAGAATCTACCTAAACGTGGAACTTGGGATCTCCAAGCAACATCTTCTGTAGATCCAGATTTCCAAAAGACTTACATAAGAGGTCAAGTTTTTGTCACTGAACAGGTAACTGTTGACGCCAATGAACAAGGCGGAGCGGGATTGGGAGGATACTAAGATGGCAGATGAAGTAGTAATTGTAAATCCGGAACCGTTTGTTAATGTTCAGGTAATTGATCAAGTAGCTGTACCAGGTCCAACCGGTGCAACCGGTCCGTCCGGTGCAACCGGTCCTACAGGCGCGGTCGGTGCAACTGGGTCAACAGGAGCAACGGGCTCGACAGGACCAACAGGTGCTGTTGGAGCAACTGGTCCTGTTGGAAACACAGGACCTACGGGCGCAACTGGTGCAACAGGTTCTACTGGTGCTGCAAGCACGGTACCGGGACCAACTGGTCCTACAGGTGCAACCGGACCACAAGGTACATCAATCACTCTTAAGGGTAGTGTTTCCGCTGTTGTTAATCTTCCTGCAAATGGAAACACAACTAACGACGCATACATTGTTGATGCAGATGGAGATATTTATGTCTGGAATGGATCAGCTTGGTATAGCGCTGGACAAATTGTTGGAGCAACAGGACCACAAGGTGCGACTGGATCAACAGGTGCTACAGGAAGCACAGGTGCTACAGGAGCAACTGGCGCAACTGGAGCTCAAGGAGATGTGGGAGCTGTTGGACCGACTGGTGCCACAGGAGCCGCAGGATCAACAGGATTAACTGGAGCAACAGGAGCAACAGGCGCTACTGGAACAACTGGAGCAACAGGTGCAACTGGAGCAACAGGAGCAACAGGCGCTGATTCAACAGTAGCTGGTCCAGCAGGTGCAACTGGTGCAACTGGTGCAACCGGTCCTACCGGCGCAACAGGTGCTGATTCAACGGTTGCGGGTCCAACAGGCGCTACAGGTGCGACCGGACCAACTGGTGCAAGTGTAACTGGTGCGACCGGTGCAACCGGTGCAACTGGTGCTGTTGGTTACATAAAGGGCGAGTACGCAGACCTTGCAACATTGCAAACTGCTCAGCCAACTGGTGTAACTGGCGATACTTATATTTTAACAAATGGTAATTTGTATTCTTGGATTAATAACGCTTGGACACTAACTGGAAATATTCAAGGAGCAACTGGTCCACAAGGAGCCACAGGTGCCACAGGTGCAACTGGAGCCGCGGGTGCAGCAGCAACCGTTGCTGTAGGTAACACTCTAACTACAGGTCCAGCAGGTACACCATCTGTTACAAATGTTGGAACATCATCTGCTGCAATATTTGAATTTACTTTAAAACAAGGACCTACTGGATCTACAGGAGCCACCGGCCCGCAGGGTGACATCGGTCCTACAGGAAGCGTTGGAGCAACTGGTCCTACAGGACCAACTGGAAGTACAGGTGCTGCCGGTACTTCTATTAACGTCCTTGGTGTTGTAGCAGCTACTGGAAACTTGCCAGCAAGTAATAATACTTCTGGCGACGCTTATATTGTTACCGCGGATAATCACATTTATATTTGGAACGGCTCTGCTTGGGTAGATGCCGGTCAGTTTGTTGGACCAACAGGAGCAACGGGTCCTACAGGGCCTACCGGTGCAACTGGAGCTAACAGCACTGTACCTGGACCTACTGGACCTACAGGAGCAACAGGAGCAACAGGACCTGTATCAACTGAGCCTTCAACAGTACCAGGCCCTACAGGCCCTACAGGCCCTACCGGACCTGTTGGAAAATTTACAGCATCTGCAACTGAACCTACTGGTGGTGTAGCAGGCGATGCGTGGTTCAACACAAACACTGCAAAAACTTACGTTTACTTTGGCGGAGCATTTGTAGAAGTAGCTTCAGGAAATGCGGGACCAACAGGACCTACTGGGCCTGCGGGTTTTGCTGCTTTATCTAATTCTTGGTGGCTCGGCGCTTAATTTTCTTTAGTTATAGCAGTTAATACTCCGTGTTTATAGGTATCTTAGTACTAGAGCGCGGATCTAAGAAAGGAAGAATAAATGGCTGGTTTTCTTGGTGGTAGCTCCTCCGGCGGCTCAGGCGGAGAGATACTATTTCCAGCGGAATTTATTGATCCGGTAACCAAGCTCCGCGTTTCCGAACCAGAAACGCTAATCGATACCGACTTTGAGTACGGACTTCAGCCTACCAAGTGGGAAACAGTTGAGCTTATTAACAACACCCCTTCTTTCTTTTCAAAGAGCGGTGACACCACAATTAATGGCATTTTGGCCATGGTTACGACTGCAACATCTCGTGAAATTAAAGTAACTACCCAGGATAACCACGGCCTTGCTGTAGGTATCCCAATTAACGTCAGTGGAACTAAATCAATTACAGCTGATGGCTCTTACATTATTAACTCTATTCCAGACCCAAAGACATTTACTTATCTTGCAAAGCAAAACCAAGACACAACTGCTTCTATCTTTGACCTTTACACATCTATTATTACTGGTGAATTCTTCCAAGGTTCACAGATCAAGATTTCTGACTCACAAGGAATTGTTACAAACGCAGGAGCGCCTTCTGTTCTTACAGTACAAACCGACTCACCTCACGGTTTTCAGGTAGGAACACCCTTCTACTTCCTAAACCTTAACTCAACTGTGTCTCAGCAATTTGATGCTTCTAACACAGGCGCTAAAACTTTTGACTCTTCAAACAGCGCAACCGCTCAGACATTTGATGGTTCAAATACTCTTATCAGTTACTCAATTGATTTAAATAACAAAGCTCTTATTACAGGAACTACAAGCACAACACAGGTTCACAGCACAGCCAACAAAACAATTACTGTTCTTCATACATCTGAAAACTTTGTTGGAAAAGTTGTAGGAACACCACTTTATTACAATGTAACTGCGGCAAGTGGCTACTTTAACACTTACCCACGCGGAATTGTTTACCTTGCAAATAATGGATTTAACTCTTTAGGGTCCTCTACTTCAACTTTCTCTGTTTCTGCAATTCCTGGAGGAGACGCAATTGATCTTCCAACATACCCAAATGGAACATTCCAACTAGCTTCTAACGCTTCTTTATTTGCTGGAAATAACTTAGATTTAGTAAATCAAGTTACTGTTTCTCCTACTATTGCTAACGCAACAGAATTTGACGGAACTAATACAGCTGGATCTTTGTCTACAGTAAACACATATAGCGGAACTATTATTCAGTTAAATAATGATGCTGGTACTACCGTAAGCCCTGGACATTATGTAAATTCAATGGTTTTATACACAACAACCGGTACAGCGGCAACAGGACTTGCAAACAACACAACTTACTTTGTCACTTATTACAATGAGCCTGCTGGAGCTTCTGTACCAGGATTCTATCAAATTAAAGTAGCCTCTTTGCCGGGCGGAGCTGACATCACAGTATCTGGTGGAACAGGCACTCAAAAGTTTCGTAAAATTGGCGTGTCACTTGATAAAGACATTCTCCATGTTCCTTTCCATAACCTTGTGGTTGGTGACATGGTTAAATACAATTACCCATCTGGCGCTCCAGTAACTATGACTAATAGAACATCAGATTTTATTTATGTTTCTGCGGTTTATGATACTTACAATATTCAATTAGATCTTCAACCAGGTCTTGTTGCTACTGGTGGAACAATTACTACAGCTGCTGGGTATAAGATTCATACATTTACAGGAGCTGGTACTTACACATTTGGTGTTACTGGAACTGGAACAGTCGAGTATATGGTTATCGGCGGTGGCGGAGGCGGCGGAACCGACATGGGCGGTGGCGGTGGAGCTGGCGGTTACTTAGCTGGATCTACAACATTTAACTCAGGCAACTACACAGTTACTATCGGTGCTGCTGGTCGCGGTGCGTTGGGTTATTACGGAGGTCAGTCTCTTGCAACTATTGACTCTAGCAGCGGTGGTAACTCCTCTGTAGTCGGTGGTTCAATTAATATTGTTGCAACTGGTGGCGGAATGGGTGGGTCACACCACCGCTGGGATCCGGCCGGATGGATACCTGTCCCTGCTCAAAATGGCGGCTCCGGTGGAGGTATTGCCGGAAACACAAACGCATCTGGTGCAGTGCCTGGTACAGGTGTTGCGGGACCTCCTCGTCAAGGTTATGACGGAGGTACTTCTCAAGGTACAGGTTACAACGGTTCTGAATGGTATTCAGGAGGCGGCGGTGGAGCCGGTGGTGTAGGTCGCAATGGTCGTAACGAACGCCCAAGCGGCGGACCTGGTGTACAAAATTCTATTACTGGAACTTCTTATTACTGGGCCGGCGGCGGTGGTGGTGGTATTTGGTCTGGCGCATCTAATGGAGGCGTTGGACAAGCTGGTAACGGCGGACTTGGCGGTGGCGGTGGCGGTGCTGGTGGAGATGCTCACGGTGCCGGAGGCACTGGTGGTATAAACGTTGGTGCTGGTGGAACTGGTCCAACAGGTCCTTCTGGTCAATCTAACGGAGCTATTGGCGGTAACGCTGGAGCTAATACAGGTTCTGGTGGTGGCGGTGGAGCTCACAACGGTTCTAACTCAAATCCTGCATTAAGAAATGGTAACGGATCAGCGGGAGTTGTTGTACTGAGGTATCTAAATGCCTAGATTTAAAACTAAATACAATGTGTTTAACGACCTTGATGAGCTGTTTCCAAAAGATGTGGCAGACGTTAATGGTGTATACCTGCCAGAAACTTGGGACTGGAATGGTAGCTCTCAAATTACTGTCGATGATGTGATTATTTGGGAATGCTTGTATGAAGAGTCTGGGTTGTCTGGTATTTATGCTGCTTGGGCTCCTTATGCTGAACTTTATATTGTTACAGAACGTCAAGTTTCAATTAAAGAGTTTTTTGGCCTATCAGCTAAAAAATTAGTAGATGAGTATTGCGTTGCTAATGGTATCCCAGTACCTGTTCGATATACTAAGCACAAAACTAAATTTCTAGAGCTAGAAGGGGTGGCTATCTAATGCCAATTGATTTTACCGCAGCAGGCGGAACCGGTACCCATTCACTAGCTAAAACTAACGTAAACCTTGACGAAAACTTTATTTATTATCGTTATGGAATAGGCGTACCTGCTAACTTAATAAATGGTCAACCTTATATTTTCCGTAATGGAACAGGTTCTTTAACCGGTCTTACTACAAATACTTTGTATTATGCAAAGTTCCCTCAGACTTCTCAATTGCAGTTTGCTACTAGCGCTGGTGGAGCTGCGGTTGATATTACAGCTTTTGGTGCTGGTAACGTTACTCTTGACACACCTTTTGTTTACAACAACATTTTAAACGTACCAGCAACTTATTCTGATCAACAAGCTGTTAAGTACTATACAAACGGAACGCCTCTAACAGGCTTAGTTTCAGGTAATACTTATTATCTTAGAAATTCAAATAGTGGTTTAGGATCAGCTCCTGCTTACTCATTTACTACCGCTACATTTACAAATGCTGGAGCAGTAGGTGCCGCAGGCCCAACCAGTGCAGCTGTTCAATCAGCATACTCAACAGCTGGTTATACATGGGCTGCTGCAAACGTTTCTCAAGGAGCTTTCCAAGGTTACCAAGACTGGGTTGTACCAGCTAATGGTATTTATGAATTTGAAGTAAGAGGTGCTGGCGGACGTTCTCCATCTAACAGCGGTGCTGGTGCAGGTGGAGCCATTGTTAAAGGCCGCGTATCTCTTACAAAAGGCGAGATTATTACAATTGTTGTTGGTCAACTTGGTTCAAATGCCGGAGTAGATGGTGTTTACCCAGGATCGTCTGGTGGTACTTTTGTTGTTCGTAAAACAGGAAACGTTCCTTTACTTGTAGCGGGTGCTGGTGCATCTGCGGTTAATGGTCAAACCGCTCCAGCTACAGCTATTACTACAGCTGGTGCAAGCGGACAATACGCTGGTGGTACTAACGGCTCTGGTGGTATAGCAGCAGCTGACTCAGCTGGTGGTGCTGGTGGTGGATTCCTAACTGCTGGTGGTTCAGGCTACGGCGGTGGCGGTGGAAGTTTTGCTAACGGTCTTGTTGGAGGTAACGGTACATCTGGCGGTTCAGGCGGAGGTACTGGAGGCTTCGGCGGAGGCGGCGGTGGAGATGGTTCTGTCCGCGGCGGTGCAGGCGGTGGTGGTGGATACTCTGGAGGTGCTGGAGGTAACAGCGCTAACCAGACCGGTGCTTATCATGGTGGTTCCTTTATTATCTCTTCTGCAACATCTGTTGCAACATCTACCGGTCTTTATGACGGATCATCTACATTTAACGGAACCAATATTGTTAATTTGGGTACATTTAACCCAGCAAACACAGCTGGTTCAGTTGTAGCTACTCTTGTACAAAGCACAGGTCTTGGATTTACATTCCACCCAACAGCTGCTGATGCAAATGCTAATACAAATACATTAGCAATTACACCTCAAGGCACTCAATACCACGCTGTTGTTCCAATTACATTAGATCTTGAAAACAATACAATTAACACCACTTCTGCACATGGTTTAATTTCTGGAGATGCTCTTACTTATCGATTTACTGGGGCTGCTGCTTCACCTCTTGCTGTTAATACTACTTACTATGTAAATAAAGTTAACAATTACACTTATAAGCTTAGTACAACCCCTTCACCTACATTTACTGATGTTGATTTTACTCGACCATCTTCAGCAATTGCTGAGTCTTTTGGAAAAGTAATTGTAAACCCAGCAACCGATATCATTACAATTCCTAGCCATGGTTTCTTGGTAAATCAGCCTGTAAACTATCAAGTATCAGGAAGCACACTTAAATCAATTGCTTCAATTAGCCGTACTGGAAATGTTGCTACTGTTACTACAACAACAAACCACAATTTTGTTACTGGCCGTAATATAATTATTGAAGGTTCTGCAAATTCAGATTTAAACGGTACATACACAATTACAAACACCGGAAACACAACTTTTACGTATACAACAACAACCACTGGAAACTTAACTTCTATTCTTGGTGGAACAGCAAACGTAAACCACAACGTCCCTATTACTTCAGCTTCTCGTTCTGGGTCTACTGTAACCGTAACCACAACAATTCACGGATTTACAAACGGTCAAACAGTTAGAATTGCTGGAGTTTCAGCTGATCTAAATGGTACCTATACAATTACATCAGTACCAAATACCACATCATTTACATATTCAACCCCAACAAGTGGAAGTGTAACTATATCTGGCGCGGGAACAGCTGCTGTAAACGTAGCAATTGCACCTTTGCAAGACAATGCAACTTACTACGTAAAGACCGTGGTTGATGCTAATAACATTAGACTTAGCCAGGCCCTTAATGGCCCAGCTATTGACTTTACCGATGCCGGATTAGGAACAGCTCATTCATTCCTTTATGTTGTAGTAAACCTTGTAGAAGACAGCCTATACATCCCAGGTCATGGCTATGTAACAGGAACTAAACTTGTATACGGTAATGGTGGCGGAGCTAGTATTGGTGGCTTGACTAACGGTGCAACCTACTTTGTATTTAAAGTTGATGACAACATTATTAAGCTAACAAGTACTGTTGGCGGCCCAATTATTAACCTTACTACACTTGGTAGCGGTAACCACACTCTTACAACAAATGCTGTGGATTTTGTTACTAACCAAATTGCTATTCCAGACCACGGATTTAGCCAAGGTGAGCTTGTTCAATACGACTCTGTCGGTCAAACCGTAATTAACGGTTTAGTTTCAGGTAACCCTTACTATGTAATTCTAATTGATGGTAACAATATTGCTTTGGCATCTACTCTTGTAAATGCTAGTGCTGGAACTCGAGTAGATCTAATTGCTTCTCCATCACCTGTAGGAACACATAAAATTCTATCTCTCAGCAAGTCACCGGACGGCACTTACACAGTGGCTTCTGTGCCTAGCACAACTACCTTTACTGTAACAGCTAATGGTTTTGTGCCAACAATTGTTAAATCGTTTAACCCACGTCGCGTAGTTAACTTACAACAAAACACCATACAAGTTCTATCGCATGGTTTTATTACCGGAACAAAAGTAACCTACTCTCATGGTGGAGACTCTGCTATCGGAGGTCTAACCAGCGGAACTGATTACTACGCTATTAACTTAACCAAAGACTATATTCGTCTTGCCTCTTCTGCGGAAAATGCAAGCTCTGGTGTACCTATAACCTTAACTTCTTGGGGTGCCGGTATCGGTCACTCTCTGACTACATCTCAAATTAACGGATATGTAACAGGATCTGGAACAGTAAGTGTTAACTCTGGCTCTACTCTTGTAAACGGTACTGGAACAGCATTCTCCAAGATCTTAAAGAACGGTGACTTGTTTAGATTGTTCCCAGCAGATACCGTTGTATCTAGCACTGGAATTGGAACAGCGGCTATTGCCGTAAATCCAACAAATACATTTACAATCACCGCTCATCCATTTGTTACTGGTGATAACGTTATATTTGAAACAACTGGAACAGCCCCTACTGGTTTGGTTGCTGGTTACTACTACTTTATTCGTAAAATTGATAACAATACTATTAAACTGTTTAACTCAGCCGCTGATGCCTCTTCCAACACAAACCCAGTAACATTTACAACTGTTGGTTCTGGAACTGTTAGCTTCCATAAGAACACACCTAATGCACCAATTATTCGTAAGATTACAGCTATTGGTTCTGACTCACAGATTACTGTTGATCGTCCATACGCTACTTCCTTCTCAGGTCGCTCTTACTCATACGCAACCTTTATCTACGTTCGCCCACAGGGCTACAGCCTACACCGTCCATTTGACGGTGGTGTTGAAATGTCCGTTGGTACTAATACATCGTTTGGTCAGATCATTCGTCAAACACGTAAGTACTTCCGTTACCAGTCAGGTAAAGGTCTACAAACATCATTTGGTATTAACTTTAAACCAACTATTGATATTGAGAACTTGGTTAGAGTTTCTTCAACCACGTTCCAATGTACAACACGCAGACCTCACAGCTTAATTAGCGGTCTAACTGTAAAGATTTCTGAGGCAGAAACCTCAACCGGAGCACCTAGCACAGTGTTTAACGGTAACTTCCAAGTGACTGTTCAAGATCCGTTTACATTTACATGTATCGCTTCAACCAACATCCCTACTGGAGTCGAGTCTACAGCTTACGGATTCCCACAGTTTAACGTTTTGCAATGGCAAAACGGAGCAATTCGTGCCGGTATGTTTGACTTCCAGAATGGTATGTTCTTTGAGTTTGACGGACAAAAGTTATATTGCGTACGTCGTTCTTCAACACAGCAGCTAGCTGGTACAGCCTCAGCTCTTCAAGGTTCTGAGTTTGTATTTGGTACAGGTACAGCTTTTACAAAACAACTTGATCCAGGTGACATGATTGTTATGCGCGGTCAGTCTTACAAGGTTTCAAGTATTCTCAGCGACACTCGTATTACAGTTAAGCCTGAGTACAAAGGGTCTTCTGGATCAGAAGTTGAATTTATCCCAGGAGACGGAACTACAGGTGTTGTAAGAACAGCAACTAGTACTTTTGTTATCCAAAGTCATGGTTTGACACAGTTACTACCGGTTGTTTATAACTCTATTGATGGAACTCCAATTGGTGGTCTTATTAATGGACGTACTTACTACGTAGATGTTGTAGACAACAACAGTTTTGCTCTTAAGGCAACCCCAGACGCAGTATCTGATGTAACTATTTCAACTCCTGGATCTGGCTTCCCTCACTCCTTTACACCTGCAAAGAGCGGTATTATCATCACTAAGACTGTTGATACACGTACTCCTCAAGAAGAGTTCTCAATTGACAAGCTTGATGGAACTGGCCCAACCGGCTACAACATTGATCTTACAAAGATTCAGATGGCTTATATTGACTATTCTTGGTACGGAGCTGGAAAGATCCGTTATGGATTTAAGACTCGTCAAGGTGAGGTTCAATATTGCCATGAGTATATCCACAACAACTTTAAACTTGAGTCGTACTTCCGCTCAGGTAACTTGCCTACCCGCTACGAAGTAGCAACTTTTGATACACCAACCTACATCCCATTCCTATTCCACTGGGGTACTTCGGTTATTATGGATGGTAAGTTTGATGATGATAAAGCTTACTTATTTACTCAAAATAGCCAGACACTTCAAGTTGCTGGTACTACCGCTAAATCCTTTGGATCTAGAGCGGTTACTCTTGCTAATGATCAAGTCAACATCTCAAGTCATGGTTTTAACACAGGAGATGCCGTAACTTACGTTTCTTTGCAAGCTAACGGCCAAGTTGGTTCTAATAGCCTTAACCAAGCTATTACTTCACAAGCTGCTTACGCATTTACCCGCATGCAAAATAACAGCACATTTTATGTACGAGTTATTGATGCTAATAACATTCAGCTGCACCCAACTTTGGCAGATGCTGGATCGGGTACAGGCGCTGGTGGAACTAACCGTATTGACTTTACTAGCCAGGGTAACTCTGAATATACCTACTACCTATACCCTCTAGGATCTTCAAATAACACATCTGGTACAAACTACCAGCCACTTCTATCCCTACGACTATCTCCTTCTGTATCTTCTGGTTTGACCGGACGACTGGGAGACCGAGATATTATCAACCGTATGCAGTTGGCTATTAAAGAACTTGCGGTATCTACAACTAACCTTGTGGACGTTAAGGTGCTTATTAACCCTCGTCTTAATAACCTTAATTTTGCAAGCGCACCTGTACCATCACTTACTCAGTACATTCAGCATACGCTTAATGACACTGTATCTGGAGGAACTCAGATTTATAACTTCCGTGCAGCGGGTGGAGCTAACAACGCTGAGCTTGCTTCTACAGTGGCTCTAACCGATCTTTACGATATTGGTAACTCTATCCTTGGTGGAGACAGCGTATTCCCTGATGGTCCAGATATCTTGACTATTGCGGTAGCTCGTTTGACCGGTAACACTACACTTACATCAGCAAAGTTAACTTGGACTGAAGCTCAGGCATAGGAGGCGCCCATGGCCATAACCCGTCTTGGAGTTGCGAACCCAGCCGCAAATGTTGCTACGGCTTTGTATGTAGCAAGTTACGCTACTTTAGCTTCTGTCATTGTTGCTAATAAGTCTGCTAGCACCTCTGTTCTACCCAAAGTAGATATATATGTTGTCCCAGCTGGAACAAGCCAAGAATCTCAATATGGATACATAGTTGCAAATTTAGAAATTCAAGCGGGTCAATCGTTTGAAACAATGAAGTTTGCAGTCAATGCCTCAGACAGTGTATTTATCCGATCAACTACTTCTGACACCTCTTTTTCGGTAAACGGGATCATTCAGGCCGATGATTACGGTGCGGGAGACTACCCACTAACATTTACTAATAAAACAATCAATGGGGATGCAAACACCATCTACCTAGAATCAAACACAACCGCAAGTAGACCTGTAACCGCACAAGTTGGGTATTTAAGATACAATACTGATTTTCAAGCGTTAGAAGTTTTAACTTCAGTTGGGTGGAAGACGGTGAGTGCTAACTAATGCCAGTATCACGCCTTGCTATTGCAAACCCATCAGCTAACCTACAAAGCACTCTATATACTGCTGATAAAGCTTATATTGTTGCTGTTGTTGCAGCTAATAAAGGATCAAACCCTGTACTAGTTGACATTGCAATTGTCCCTCAAGGAGAGTCTTTAAGCACAGCCGGTTATATTGTAAAAAATTTATCCGTAGCCGGAGGGCAATCTTTTGAGACTTTTAAAGTTGCTTTAAGTGCTGGAGACACTATTAGTGTTCTTGCTAGCACAGGTTTTGCTTCATTTTCAGTAACCGGTCTTTATGAAACCCAAGGCCGACAGCTTGTTAGCGTAAAAGCTACTGCTCCAAGTGACCCTCAAATAGGAGACATTTGGATCAACTCTGTAACAAATACGACATCGTTTTGGTCAGGATCAGCTTGGAATACTTCTGTAAGCGTAGGTCCTACAGGCCCTACGGGTGCAGCTGGAACAAACGGTGCAACAGGAGCTACAGGGGCTACAGGACCTACAGGACCTTCTGGCGGGCCTACTGGCCCTACCGGAGCTACAGGACAAAACGGATTAACTATTGTTGATACTTTTAACGTAGTAAACAGCGGAACCGTAGCGTATGTGGTTAACGGTACAAGTAACGCAACCCTTACTGTTGTTCGCGGTTACTCTTACTTCTTTACTATCAATACCTCTGGAAGCAACTTCTTTATTAAGACCGCTCAAACAACCGGTCTATCTAATCAATATGGCCTTGGTGTAACCAATAACGGCACAGCTACGGGTGGTATCCTTTGGACAGTCGACGCGGGAGCTCCAAGCACCCTCTATTACCAGTCTCAGCAAAACGCTGGGCAGACAGGCACTATTAACGTAATAGGCTAACTAACATAAGGACCATAATGTCGGACCAAAGATCTCTTAAAAACATTGTTATTGTAGGCGGCGGTACAGCTGGTTGGATGACAGCTTTGTACGTCCAGCGTGTTCTACCAACTTCTACTATTACTTTAATTGAGTCTGAAGAGATTGGTATCCTTGGCGCCGGAGAAGGCTCTACCCCACAGCTTGTAAACTATTTAGACTTTGTAGGAATCCCTGCATCTCGCCTTGTAAAAGAAGCAGCAGCTACCATTAAAAATGGTATTAAATTTACAAACTGGAGAAACGATGGAGATTATTACTACCATTCATTTTTAGCTTATCGTCAACTAGGGTTTGATGGATGTAACGTTGATAAAAAATACTTATCTACAGACGCCGCAGTTGCACTTGCTTGGTCTAAAGATGAGAACTTAAACAATCTTGATTTTGTAGCAAAAGTCTCTGAGTCTAATAAAGTCCCGTTTATTTATAACCAAGACTATGATGGTTCTAGAGATCCTATTTTAAAATTTGATAATTTAGCCAACTTTTCGTTGCACTTTAACGCTTCAAAACTTGCAAAATGCTTAAGAGGCATAGCGGAAGAGCGGGGAGTTAAAAGAATTGAAGGGGTGGTTACTGGGTTTACCGAAGACTCATACGGAGATATTCGAACAATTAAATTAAAAAACACTACTGTAAAAGCAGATTTTGTTTTTGATTGTTCAGGGTTTGCTCGCCTAGTTATCGGTGGACACTATAAAGCTGATTGGAAAAGCCACTCTGACCTTCTCCCTGTAGATTCAGCCGTACCATTTTTTGTACCAATTAACGATAAGAAGATACCAGCATACACAGAAGCTATAGCTATGAAATATGGCTGGATGTGGAGAATACCAACTAGAGATCGTTTTGGTTGTGGGTACGTATATGACTCAACGCTAATCTCGGAAGAAGAAGCTGTTAAAGAGATTGAAGAGTATCTTGGTTTTGAGCCTGAGTATCCTCGTAAAAACAAAGGCGGATTTAAGTTTAAAGCTGGGTATTACAAAACCCCTTATGTAAAGAATTGTGTTGCCGTAGGTCTTTCATCTGGTTTTATTGAACCACTTGAAGCTACCTCAATCTGGGTTGGACTAGAGTCTTTGCAAACAGCTTTAGCAAACATAGATATCTTAACCTCTAGAGATCAAGAGCTTGCGGATAAATATAATGAACGTTTCCGAGCCATGAACGACAGCATTGTTGAGTTTATTTACTTTCACTATACCTCCGATCGGTCTGACACCCCATTTTGGGATAAGTTTAAAGACAAGGACAAAGCTCCAGACTTTGTTAAGTATCTAACTAATGTTTGGTCTAAACGCCTACCCCAAGCAGATGACCACGTCGGTAAGCATTGGGCTATGGAAAGTTGGCTAGTAGTTGGCAGCGGTATTGGCGCCTTTGACACATCCGTTGCTAAACGCGTTGTTGCTGTAAACCCAGCTATTGGACTATCTGACTCTTTGTATGAAGAATTTAAATCACGACAAGATTTGGTATCCTCCTCTTGTTCAGATCACGCTATATTTCTTAAGGAGCTTGCAAAGTGAAATTTAGAACTCAGTGGATTACTGCCCTTAAAAGCATGGGTAAACGGCAATACTGGAACCGCCCAAACACTGTAGAGTTTTTTGCTTTTATGACAAAAGCAGCAATCATTATCCCCGGTCTTCTTTTTGAAACACAGTTTTGGTGGCTTTACATTTTTGCTCTTGTAACAAGCCTTGCTCTTATTTGGTCCTCAACAGTTAAGACGTTACCTACAATTATTTGGTTTAATATCATCTGGTCAATTCTAGCTACAGCAGCATTGGTTAAGCACTTTGTATGAAAGTAGCTGTTTATTCGATAGCTCTCAACGAAGAGAAATTTGTAGAGAGGTGGTATGAGTGTGCCAAAGAAGCTGATTATTTACTTATTGCTGACACTGGTTCTAGCGACCGCACTATCGAGCTTGCTAAGTCTCTTGGTATTAATGTAGTTGAAATTTCAATTAAACCTTGGAGGTTTGATGATGCTCGTAATGCTAGTCTCGCTGTTATCCCTGGGGATATTGATTACTGCATTGCTTTGGATCTCGACGAAACTTTAGTACCCGGTTGGCGTAAACACTTAGAAGTAGCTTACAAGAATAAGTGGACCCGCCCTCGCTATCTGTTTACTACAAGTTGGAACCCAGACGGGTCTCCAGGTCTTCAATTTAGCGGTATCAGAATTCACGCTAGACAAGGTTATCGTTGGGTATACCCAATTCATGAGGTTCCTGAACCTTACGGTATAACACCTACCGAAGGTTGGATTGAGCTCCAAGCTGAGCATCACCCAGATAATACAAAGTCACGCGGTCAATACTTGCCGTTATTAGAGATAGCAGCTCGTGAAAACCCACTAGATGATCGATGTGCTTTCTACTATGGGCGTGAGCTCTACTTTAGAAATAGTCATCCAGCGGCAGCAAAAGAGTTTAAGCGCTATCTATCTTTAGAAAAAGCACAATGGTTACCTCAAAGAGCTGCGGCGTATCGATACCTTGCCTTGGTTGAGCCGGACAATGCCGAAGAATGGAACTTACGTGCTATTAGCCAAGACCCAAGTCGCCGTGAGAGTTATGTTCAAACCGCAGAGTACTACTACAACAATAAACGTTGGGAGGAGTGCCTTAAGTACGCAGAGCTTGCGGTAGCTATTACTGAAAAGCCTTTAGATTATTTCTGCGAACCTTGGGCGTGGGACTTCCGGGCATATGACTACGCCGCTATTGCAGCTTTTTGGCTTGGAAAAACTGAGCTTGCCCTTACCTACGGTGAAAAAGCCCTAGAGGTAACCCCGACAGATGAGCGTTTACAGCGTAACCTTGAGTTCTATAAAGAAAAGGATGGGACCAATGGATCAGACTCTATTTGATGCAGCTATAGCAACGCTTACAGCTGAGCTTGAGAACGCAACCGATGAGCGCATGAAAGAACGTCTGCGCGATGGAATTGCTAAGCTACACGCTGATTATCCTCAGTTCTCCACAGTAGCAGAGTAAATTTAAATGCGGTCCTACTCTCCCGGTGGCCGGTTTGACGCAGACTTTGAGACAGATGACCTTCTTGTAGGAGTCGATACTGATCTTAAAAATCCTGTAGGAACCAAAGCTCTTTGGTATGTCTACGATCCAGTAACTTCTGTAATTGATCCTATCTACGATGTAGGTCAGGACATTAATGGCTCTGTTGGCGGTAAGCGTTGGAAAGGTCCCTTTTCACTGCCGGTTGTCCGTGCTGTTATTCAACAGGGACAGGTAAGAAACTCTCAGGGCGGTTACTACAACGCTGATATGCTTCACCTTACACTTAATATTGAAGACGTTGAAAAGATTGCTCCCGGAGTTATCACTAACCCTGATTACCAAAATAAGGGTAGAATTATCTGGAAGAATCAGGTTTACCGTCCATACGGTGTTCAGGAACGAGGAATCATTTCTGAAAGATTTACTCTGTTGGTAGTTGAATGTCAGCAGATCATGCCAGAAGAGATGGTCAACGATCCTCAATTCCAGGCGTACGCTAACTAAGGAGAAACAATGGCATTAGCAACAACTCAAGTAGCGCTTAACGCAAGCACTGCTACAAAAATTAATACTGTAGGCGGAACACCGTCTTCACACTACAAGATTTATGTAAAAAACTTAGATGGTTCTATCAACGTATTTGTTGGACTTACAGGAGTAACAACAGCTACTGGACTTCGCCTTAATGCTGGAGAAACTACAATTATTGACCCAGTTGTAGCTGGCACTGATCTTTATGCAATTGCAGCATCCGGCACACCTTCTGTCTCAGTAATGGTGGTGGCCTTCTAATGCCAGCAAAAAAGAAAGCATTCTGGGATAAAAAAGATCCAAGCCCAGAGACAACAAGTAAACTAAGCAAAAAACAGAAAGCATCTGCAAAAGCAAAGGCTAAGGCAGCTGGCCGCCCTTACCCTAACCTTGTCGACAACGCCGCGGCCGCCAGAAAGAAGAAATAATATGTGCAAAGGATGTGGATGCGGTTGTTCAAAGCCGGGCTGTAAAGGCGCTTGCAAGAAGACTGCAAAAAAGATGACCCCAAAGCAGAAGAAACTTGATGTAGACAAAGATGGCAAGCTAGAGGGGTCAGATTTCGCTGCCCTTCGTAAGAAAAAGAAGAAGTAGGGTGTGGATAGATGTGCGCGACTTGCGGCTGTGGAGCTCCAAAGAACAAGCACGGGATGAAAACCCTACAAGCAGCGAACAAGAAGTTTGCTGCCAAAAAGGCTGCGCCTGCAAAAACTAAGAAGTCTTCTATGGTACGAAAGAAGGGCATGTAATGGCTACCCCATCATTTATGAAGGGCAAGTATACAAAGTCTAAAGACGAAAAGATGGATGCCCGTTTGCTTAAAAAAGCTGGTCTTACTGACAAAGAAGAAAAAGCTAAGTTTGAAAAAGCTGACAAAGCTCATGGTAAGAAAAAGAAGCCTGCAACAATTGCTGAAGATCGCAAAAAAGATGATGCAATTATTAAGAAGATTAAAGCTAAAGAAAAAGCCCACGAAGCCAAGGAAGGCAAGAAGGGCGAAAAGGCAGAAGACAAGCGTGAAAAGAAGATGGGCAAAAAGTGATTAAAAAAAGCGCTGGACTGAAAGCCTCACTTGGTAAAGCTGTAAAAATTGCGGCTACCAAGCCTGTTAAGAACGTAAGTTCTACTCAGGTTATGGGTGGCCCAAAGGTTAAAAAGATTGTGACTAAGACCGTTCACTTTGACGGCCCAACACAAACTACGGCAAGTAAGCCAAAAAAGAAGTAAGCGATTAGCCCCCGAAAGGGGGCTTCTTGCTTTATCCTTTAATTGATCCTGTGCGGGATCAAAGCTCTACCCCTGCGTACTACGTTGCCCTACTCCGATTGGAGATTGCCATGCCCTACGATAAAAAAGTAGATGGTCCTGACACCGTTGAGTTTGTGAAAGCTGCAACTCAAGGAATGATGTCAGCAAAGGACAGTAAAAAGCTTTGGTATGGCTTAGCGGGTGCGTATACGGCGGGAAGAGTGCTTCGACGTGTTATTAACAAGTGAAGAAGCCGAAGCCCTTTCTCAAGAAGCAGTCGACGAGATGCTTCCAATACTTACAGAAAGCCTACGTGGCTACGCCCTATCTGCCGGGTGGCCAATCAATCTAGTTAATGCTTTAGACGTTAGCTATGCCGGTGGGATCCTCTACATAAGCTGCTCAGATGAAGAGGCGGCAGAGGCAATTGAAAATTTAGAGTATGGCAATAACGGAAGCCCAAATTCAGTTTTGCGTCCATTTGCTGAAAGAGCAGACAAGTATATTGCTGACATCATAGGTGGTAAATCTGTCATGTTTGTCCTTGAAGAAAAGGTGGGCCTCTAATGGGTAATCCATTTATTGTTGCTGAAGACCTTGCTATTAAAACTTTATTAGGTGGGATGACCGTCTCTGATGAAAAAAATGCTGCCCGCCAAGTAAAGGTGTGGTTTGGCTACCCTGATATTGAAGTTCGCACACAGGATTTTCCATTTGTTACAATTGATCTTATCGATATTGTTCCGGCAAATGAACGTCAAACTCAAGGAAAGTTTTCAGATAATGATAACCGCGGAACACAGACTCCAGTAGGTGACTTTGTATATACCTACGACGTTCCGGTTGCATACGATTTGATTTATCAAATTACGTCTCATGCCCGCCATCCACGGCATGACAGAGCAATAATGCTCCAACTAATGAGAAAATTTCCATCAAAGTTCGGGTACCTAGTGGTGCCTAATGAGCTAGGGACAGAAAACTCCCGACGCCATATGTTCCTTGATGGATTTGTAAAACGGGATACCGCAGAAAGCGAAACTGGAAACAGACGTCTTTTGCGTAATGTTCTAACGATTCGTGTAATC